GTGCCGGTAATGCCGCCTGCTGCTGCGGCAAACTCCATAATGACCGACGCTGGCTCTGATCCGACGTCAGTAGTTGTAAATGTCGCTGTTCTAGCTGTGGTATCCGGCGTTTCGTAGTAAGCGATAGCGGCGTAAGGCTGACCGCTAGAAGCTGTCGTGTTCTCATCGCTTAACGAGAATGGAGAACTAACCGTCGTTGTTTGTGACGTTGGCGTATTCCAACCAGCGTTATGCAAGACTGCTAACGCAGCCAAAATAAGATTGCTTGCTGTCGGCGTTATGCTGTTCGTTGTGTGCGACGTAAGGGTACTGCCAAGGTCAGAAGTCTTTTCACTCGACTGGACTAAAACACTTGAGGTCGCGTTACCTGAATACTCTACAACCGCCCCATAACAAGGGCCGTTGTCTGTCCAGGCGAATGCAGCGTCGTCAGCGGAAGTTCCGCTCGCTATTCGATAATACGTCGCGTAACCGAATGATCCGGTGCTGTGCGTGTCTATTAGCGTCCAACCAGTCGGTGTAGTAAATGCATCACCGCCATTTCTGACTGTAATTTGCGCAACAAGTAGGTTATTTGCTACCGCACCAGAGACAGTGATAGTAAGGCTGCCAACCCCAGAACCCGAGCTATTGTTATAGGTCGATACTTCGGAAAAGGCCATTAGCTGATCGCGGCAATAATCTTATTCAGCTCCGAGACAAGGCCCGCTAATTCGACGCTAGTCAATTCCTCAACGATCAGAGACTTGCTAAGGTCGTCCCATTCATTCAGTGGAAGAACACGGACATTTCTAGGCACGTTTGTGCGCATCCACGTTAGGGTGTCACCAATAGCGCTAGTTACTGTGTTAATTTCTTCTTTTACTGCGTAAGTCTGGTCTTCTTCCTGGTCTCTAGCGTAGGTAACAATGCCTTGGGTTGCGCGAAGTAATGCCAACTGGTCTTTAGAGCGTGTCAGCGTGTTGTAGGTATCACGAAGATATTCGTAATCGACATTGCCCGCCGAAATTCTATTAGATATCGCCTGGACGTTAATCTTTAATTGGGAAGCGTTCTGTTTGATCAGCCGATAAGCTTCTGACGCGCTGTTATTGGTTGCTAGTAATGCCATTAGGTTAACTCGATAATTTGCTCAAACGTGTAAGAGTCTTGCTCAGTCGCTGTTTGCACCCAAACTGCGCCAGCACCCATGCGTTGTGCCATATTTTCGTTGGCGGAATATCCATCGCTGTAGCCACTCTTTCTCGATCCCAACCAGTAGCCGAACGGGCCTTCAAGCTCGTCAATCCATTGAGCACTAAACGCCGGACCTTTAACGGTGCATTTCACGCCGTCTAACTGGAACACACCATCATCAATCATTTGAGGCTGGCGACCGCTGGTGGGTTTGTAGGCTCTAGCAAGTATTTAGCTAAATCATTATCTGGCGGATTAAACGGCGGAACAATTGGCGGCTGTGTTGGCGGATTAGGCTCAACTACTGGCGGTTCTACAACAGGAGGCTCTACAGGCTCAATGTCCTGCGTAGTTATTGTCCCTCCTATCTTGTAGGTTTTACCACTCAATACTAGCTCAGCGTTAAATTCGCCCATTAATTACTCCATTCCTTGATCGCAGCTTTATCCGCGTTACTATGCCTTAATGCCTCAAGCAACCGCAGCGCCCAAGTTAATAAATCTTTGTTTGTGTCACCAATGAGCTGCGGTTCTGGTGTTGGCTCAGTCAGCGCTTCCGGCACCGATATCTTCACCAGTGTTTGCTGTGTTGGTTGCTTCGTACACGAGGTTAAATACATCGTTAGGCATACGAGAATCGCCCCAGATAACGCTATCAGGGCTACCTTGTACCGCCCTGGATATCTTGCCCTCAATACGTCTAAGTTGATTTGTAAGCGCAGCTTTATTGCTTTGATTGCTTGCAATAATCGCGTCACGTTTATCAATTTCAGCAACCAGTTCATCATTTACTTTCTCTGTAGCCTCTAGCGCGGCCGTTAGGTCAGCGTTATTGACCTTTAACTCGCTGTGTTCGTTGAGGTGAGAGATAACGCTATACCCCAAGCCCAGAACAATTGCGGCTGGTGCTACGTATTTGATTAGTAACCAAGGCATTAAAACCCACCGCCAGTGCTAAACGCTTGGCTTGCAGCCCACTCAGCGACGTCAAAGCTAGGACACGCTTTATTTGCTTTCGGATGGTCTCTATGACCCAACCACTCAGCTTCAGGGAACATGCGGTCAAAGTACTGTTTAGTTATCGCTAAGCTTTCCCATTGCTCTTCTGTGAAATTATTATCGGGCTTTCCGTGCTCGTCGATGCCGCCAACCATACATATCGCTAACGTGTTGGCGTTGTCGCCTCTGACGTGAATGCCTTTCTTGTTTAGCGGCAAGCCAAACTCTATCTCGCCGCTGCGTCTGATGATTCTGTGATAGCCAATACGTGACCAGCCATTGCCTTCCATGTGCCAGCGTCTAATTTCTTCAGCGCCAATGTACATGCCTGGCTTAGTTGCTGAGCAGTGGACGTATATTCTGGTGATTGGCCTCACTTTACCCCCGCCAACCCCTCAGCCTGTTTAATATCGTATGAATACCCCACACTACCGATTATCTCCCCACCTATTCGTATTGGCTTCTTAACCGTCATAAGTGAGATTTTTTCACCGTTAGGCTTTTCTGTATCTATAGCCCGGCGAACTTCCGTGCCGTGAAAGTTAAGCAGGTCTGTTTCGTCATAAGACTTAGCAACGTCCGCTGGGAACACCTTATAAGGCGTTCTGCCAATAAATTCATCGCGAGGAGCGAAAAATATTTCTTGGTAGTAGCCAGAGCACCACACATAACGCCCTGTCTCTTTATCCCTTGCCCACATAGCAAAGGGCAACTCATCGCATAAGGCGTCCAAAATGGCTGCTTTAAATCGCCATTCATGCCAGAACTTAAACTTCTCCAGAAAGCGTTGCATCTAGGTTCTTTAGTAGTTGGCGTTCAGAAATGCGCTGGAACTTTTCCACGACCGGCTTCATGCCGTCAATCACGTGTTGCATTGCTGATAGTCGCTGGTCGCAAAGTTCGCGCTCTGACTTTAGTGCGTCTTCATGCATCTTAATGACCTTCGAAAAATACAGTTTGGTCATAGTGAAGTAACAAGCCAGCGTTCCGGCTGCGAATGAGATCGCCGCTACCGGCGCGTGCTCTGGTGTTACTAAATATCCCCAAAACGTCGTGACTACTTGCTGTTCCATAAAAAATCGTCTTACTTAGTTCCATCTTTTCCTAAGGATTCTACGTTCTAGAATGCAGCCTTTTGGTATGATCGTATCGTGTCCGTATGTCACATCTGACATCTTTGGGTCTGAGTGTGTTGAGACCATCTTCACTACGTTCTCGTCCTCAAACAACACCCAACCGGCTGTATACATTTTCCAAGGCTCAAGGCTTGATACATCCTCGAACCATTCGTTGCTTGTTGATGTAATGTCCTGCCAAATCACCAGCTCAAGTGTTGGTGCTTTCATTGCTGTCTAATTTTGGTACTGGTTGTATCTATTATTCTTGGAGAAGTTTTCAGCGGGCTTTAGGTATTGCAGATTCCAAGGCACATGTAGGCCTGAAACGGCGGCTCCTGCTAGCGGCACAATATGGTCGACATGCAATCCGTCTGGGCATCTCTGATAAACCAAGGATAAGGCCTCAAGATCAACCCATGATGGGGTAGCGCTAAACTTACGAGCCCTGTACAGCGCAGAATTCTTTCGAAACGTGCTTTTATTTGCTTGGTGGTATTTTTTGTTGCTCGCAACCACTTTATCTGGATTCCGCGCCGCCCAATCTCTAACCCCTTCCCTTACTTTCGTTGGGTTTTCGCTCCTCCAGCGCTTGTTGTTAGCCAGAACTCGCCCTGCATTAGCTGCGTAATAATTGCGCCTTTGGCGCGCCATCTCTTTTCGGCTTCGGGATGGGGATTGTTTTCTTAAAAGACGCTTGCACTCAGCTCTCGGGCAAGTCTTTGCGCGGCCACTTTTAGGGGTGAAACTGATTTCACAGATAACACATGTCTTAGCCTTCACAGCAAGTCACGCACTAGCTGCAATGGCGCTCTGTTTCTCGTTCGCTCCCCATACTCTTTATGGTATGTGATGGATTGCATCTCAGACTTCGTGCGATAAGCATTTGACTGCGCGTAATGGTCACCTGGGGCCATGATGCGAAACGATTCTGCTTCGCATTCCATGTCGTCTTTTTTGTTGTTGGAGTGGACATGTCCTGAGTGGACGTATCGGTACTCGCATTCCGACCAGTGCGGGCAATCAACCGCCAAGGTTTTAGCCATCGAGTTGAATTTAATCTTATCGCCATGAGTAGTACCAATAATGGTATTCCCAAACCTAAACCACGGCATGGCCTGTTGTGATTCGTTGACGGTTATACGTAAGTTATTGCGATAGTGTGCGATTAACGTTGCCATCAGCCATTGTGTGGCGTCTGGGTCGTGGTTGCCTGGCACTATCGTGATATAGACGCTTTTGTGCTTCTCAGCGCCGTAATCAATGATATCGGTCAGTATCCTAATTCCAGCACAAATGACCTTGAACCTCCGCGAATCTACGTCAAGTCTATGTTTTGATTTTGGCGTTTCGTTCGTAAGGTCATTTGCGTGGAAATAGTCTCCCAATATCTCAAGGAAGAATATTTCTGAGGGTTCTGATTCGTCTATCAGGTATTTAGCTGCGCCGACTATGTAGTCATACGCAATGCTTAAATCGAAATCCCCTCCAGCGTCCGAATGGTGCGCATATAGGCCAATATGAGCGTCACCTAGGGGTATGTTAAGCATCAAGTCGTTCGCCACTGTGCGAGGCTTTTTGATGCGTTTGCGCGGCTTTAGTGTTGCGTGTATTGCATCACTGATGGCCTGCGCCATTTCTTTAGGGTTGGGAAGGTCTTTTGCCTTCCCTTTGAGCCAGATATTTTTGACTTGGCCATCGCCACTGTCAACACGTACATGCTGTGTGATGCGATCGAGCTCTACTCCTTGCGGGAGCATCCCTGGCAAATCTGCTTGTTTGTTTCGTCGTACTCGGGCTAAGCGTTCTTGTAGCTTGCCTTTCGTTATCCCTATGTGCTCTGCGGCTAGGCGGTTATTGCCAATCCGTATAACAGCCTCAACGGCTTCTGTTTGTTTGTCCGTGTGACAATACGGATAGAAGCTGGCGTCTATTGGCATAGGGTAAGGTTGACAATCCAAGCGGTGAAAGTTGACAATTCAAGCAGGTAAGGTTGACAATCTTTCAAAACTGCCAGGCATAAAAAAACCCCGCCGGAGCGAGGTTGTTGCGTTCTGTCCTTGGTCAAAATTCACAAGTTACGCTAGTTATAGCAAACTGATTGCAATGCGTCAAGCACTTTGACCTACTTTATTCTCCCCTTGCATATACGCCCTCAATTGATTCTCGCCCCTCTTGCGCCAGCGATAGAACGTTGAGTAGTCCTTGGTTAGCTCTTGCTTGATTCGTTTAGGGCCAAGCAGGTAGTAAATACGCATAGCTGTGATATATTTGGCTTTTCTAGGATCGGCCAGCAAATCGGCCATCGACCTGTCTATGTGTCTGAGATAGTGCTTTGTTGGCTCTATCCCTGATGGAATGGTTGATTTAAAGTCCCTTTCTCCAATATCCCCAGACATAAGTTTATGCAGTAGCGTGACTGACGCATATCCCCCATGGTCTAGTTGGGTTAGTAACCAGTCTCTCCAGTCTTCCAGTTCGATTTGTAGCCAGTCTTTGCGTTTAGTCACTCCAACCCCTCCCTTGCTGCATCCCGCGCTAAATCTAGCCAGCCTACTATCTGCGAATATCGCTTAGCACCTGCTGTTGACCGATTGAGCTTGGTATCGTTGTAGATTTGGTTCATGGCGATATGTAGCCGCTCTATCGCTTGCTTGGTGGTTGTGTCTAGTTCAGTCATAGGTTCAACACGAGTATAATTGGCAATATGAGTGCAGCGAAAAACACCCCCATCCCCAAGCCCACAATCGCCAGCGCCGCCAAAATTTCCAACGCATCCATAATGTCATTTGTGTTCACAGCACTTTCCTCCATGCTTCCTGTTCTGTTGTTTGTGATACCCCATATGCGCCAATTAGAATTGCATCAGCGCGGCCTATATCCTTCTTTCGTGTTAGGTGTTCAGCAGCGTCAGGGAATTTGAGCTTTGCCATTGTTCGCGCTGCGTCTTTATCCTTTCCGCTTAACCCGAAATGCTTCTTCCATTTGCGCGGGTTGACGTAGTTGATAGCTTGCCCCGCTGTGACGCCCTCAATAACGCCTAAGCTGCGTCCAAAGCTGAACATGCTGCTTACCCCTTGCCCTGGCATGGCGTGAACGTCTTCGATCCAATACGTAGTTATTTCAGCGCATTCGCAAATGGCTCTAAGCTCTCTGGCGTCCACCATCTTTCCTTTGCCAGTTAACTTCTCAATCACCGGCATATCCTCAACATGTACGAACTCACCGTTTTTAAATATGGAGATAGCGCCGGTTAAGCCTGGGTCTATGCCGATGGTTATCATGCTAATAAATCCCATGCTTTTCTAACCACTGCTGGTACTTGTCCATTACCAATGGCTTTAAGTCTGTCCATCCGAGAGGCCACCCCATTAGCCACTCTACCCACGTCGGGCTCAGCCTTCCACCAACTGCCGGTGCCGCGTATGTCTTGCTTTTTGTTTTGCCCATTTCCACTGCATAATCCAACCTGTCCCGAGGTTTCCCATTCTTCCCCGCGCCTTTGTGGTCGCTCGCGCTCGGTGTCGGCCAATGCAATCCAGAGCCTATCTCGCTTATGCGGCGCTCCCGCTTCGGCTGCTGATAACACGCGCCATCGACAGTTATACCCGCTCTCGGCCAAGTCTCCGAAAACTCTTCCCATGTACCCGCTACTAAGCAAGCCTGGGACGTTCTCCAGCAATGCGTATCGTGGTCGTACTCTGCGAATGACATCAATCGTTGCTGGCCACATATTCCGGGAATCATCTGATCCAGATCGCTTTCCTGCGACTGAGAAAGGCTGACATGGGAACCCTGCTGTGACGACATCAACCATTCCCTGATAGCTGTCGGCGTACCCTTCACTCAGGTACGGGTATTTTTATATCTAGCGTTAGGAATGTGATGATTAGTAGTGCGTTCATTGATTTCTCTCCATCATGGCTGCTCGTTTGCAGTTGTAGCATTTGGTCGATCTGTGAACTCGCTTAACCGGCCTACCGCACACTTTGCAGGGTCTGTGCGTTGACTGTTCTACTTTTGGAATGCCTTTACTGACACCAAGCCTTCCTAGTCGTGCTTTAACTGCTGAGGCTGTTAATCCCATCTCTTCTGCAATAGTTTTGTATTCCTTACCGGCCTTGCGCAGCTCTGCGACTTTTCGATCTAACTTAGGCGTCCATTTATCCCTTGCTCGCTTACCTGCTCTTGGAATCACATCAGGAATGTATGCCCAGTGATATTTGTTTAAGTGAGCCATTAAGCACCACCGGCCCAGCGCTGTGCCTAGCATTTGGTGTTGGTGTAGTTGGTTCATGCGAATAACCTCTGTTGCCGTTGTGCGTTTTCTATCCGCTCACAAGCGATATCAAAATATTTCGGTTCTATTTCGATGCCGATGAACTTGCGGCCTAGATTCATACAGGCAACTCCAGTTGTGCCGCTGCCCATAAATGGATCTAGTATGGTTTGAGGATTAGGGTATGCCTCTAGGATTTTCTCAAGCAAAAGCACAGGCTTTTGTGTTGGATGCTGGCGGTCTCTTTCTTTTCCGATTAGCCCGTTATATTCAACCGTTATTTTTTTGACTGACTTCCTGTCGCTATTTGTCCATGCCAGCTCACAGTCACCGAATGAAGGCATAGTGTTAAGTTTATCCCAGACCACCCAATGCGTACCTGTAGGTAGCATGTCGGCAAAAAAATTGCCGCCGAAGATGAAAGCAAACCCGCTTTTCTTGAGAATTTGATCGAAGACCTCTTGTGTCGGTCGCTCAGAATCCCAGTCGTCATCTTCAAAGCGTCTTCTTGCAATTGGCCTCCCAAAGCCCCCAAAGCCCTCAAAGCCTTTATCGCGCTTAACACCATAAGGCGGATCGGTAACCACCGCATCAACAGGCTCAAGTGTCGGCAATATCTCTAAGCAATCGCCGAGGTATAAAGTCGCATTCCCTATGGTTTCCTTACGCATACCTTTTGTAGCCTCCGGCCTTTCGGCACTTCTGGCATCTTGCGTGCCTATCCTTTACCGACATAATCCCCTCGCACTCTCGACATAACTTTTCCCAGCCTGGCTCAGGATCTGGCATTTGCTGTTGGTGTAGTTCGGTCATGCGTATAACCTCGCTAATGTGTCGCCTAAAATCTGCAACTCTGTTTGCTTGGTTAGGTTCATCATAGATTTATCGCCATGCACACCGGCTGGTCCTGTATGGCAATCAGGGCAAAGAGGGATAACCAGCATGTCATGCGCCCGCTGACCCATGCCCTGGCCGATCCTTGGATGATGCAAGACAACACCGTGTGCTCCACAGGTTGCGCACGGTAACTGCGCCACTCTGTCCGCATGGGCTTTGTATTTCATGCCAGCTCTACGGCTTTTTTAACCGTGTTTTTGTGAACGCCTAATGCTCTACCCACCGCGCTAAATGACTTGACTTGATTCCACATTTCCACCATTTGGCGGCGCTTGTCTTTTGTCGCTTCTAGATACTTTCTTCTTTGCTGTAGAGCCTGAAACGTAACACCAAGACGCTTTGCAACTTCTTTTCCTGGGTGGCCTTCTTGGGAAAGTCTAGAAGCTTCACTGTCTAGCTCTTTCGTCCATTCGGTGTGCTCTGTTATGACGTAGTGCTTTTTTTGTGCTTGTGCTAGAACTATCTGGCAATGTTTGGCTAGTGCTGTCATGCGAACTCCGACAGATTCAGTAACACCGCGTCCAGGTCTTCGCGGGTATAGTTTTTTAAAACGTACTTGAGCAAGAATGAAACTGATTTTTCGTACAGGTCTCGAAATTCGATCTCATCCATTGCCGCAAATGAAATGCTTTTAGCGATATAGCGTGTATCGCCTTTGATGCTAGGGACTACGTTGTAGTGGCCTGCCGCCATCGTGACCTCTTCGCGGAACCTGTCGAAGTTCTTAGCTGGCGCTTCCTCTGGTGGCTCCCAGATATCGAAGGCGTAATTGAGCAGCGCAAAATATTTTTTGTGGAACTCAAAGTTTCTTGGCTTTTTGTAGCTGCAAATAATCCCCTCGCCTGATTTAACTTTGGCAAGTTTTTCAACGTCCGCAGGAGTTGCGGGATATAGCGCGTTATTGAATTGCTTGATTAAGCAGATATCCATTACGCCGCCTCCCTCTCTAATTCGTTTGCGTACTGCTGCGCTTCGCCTGCGGTATCGAATGCGCCTAGAATCTTTTTGTTTTGCCAAAGCAAGAATCTAAAACCGCCTTTCACGCGATAGCCCGCAAGGCTGTAACTGCCAGCGGTTTGGTGGTATTTGCTTTTCTTCACGAAATTAAGCACCCAATGCCGCCTTCATGCTCTTTGCCCATGCGCTACCCTTGCGCTTTTCTTCTTCGCTGAGCTGCTTGGTGATTTGATGGCTTTCTGAGATTCGATACATCGCTTCGTTTTCGCGTTTAGCTGGTCGGCAAAGCTCAAGAAACTCTCCCAGGTTTGGCGGAAACTTGCGGGCTGTTTTTTTGCATCGCTCAAGCCCCTGGTTGATTTGCGCCTCGCTAAGAACTGCAATTTCAGATACCCACGGCTCACAAGGTTTCGCCCCGCATGTCGATAACCACACCCCCGGAAACATCCGGCTCATCGTCATCCAAAACACTGCCACCTTGTTCTTCGAGCCATTCGGCAACGCCTGCCTCTGTTCGCTCGAAACCCGAGGGTTTTGCAGATTGGTTTTGTCTAGCACTTGATTGATCGATTTCATCTGTCCACCTTTCGTTGTTCAGGTACGTTGTGGGATCTGGGATGTATCCCTCAATCCATGAACGGTCGTTTGCTTTTTGCAGTTGAGTCGCAAGAATGATTTCTTCGGCTTGGTCTTCGAGACCGTCTCTATGCCAAATTTTCAGCGCCTCTGCCTTCTTGCGTTTCTTGGGGTATGCCTCCCACCATTCGGCGAATTTTTGAGGGATGGTTAAATCTTTCTTTTTGACTTTCTTTTTAAGTTTCTTTTCTATATCTGTATCTGTATCTGTATCTGTATGCGATTGGGGTGGCGTATCGCCTGGCGACCATCTTTTAGCGTTACCTTTTCGCCCTGCTTCGCTTAATTTATTATGCTTATCAGTAGCTTGCGACAGTTCTTTAGAAAGCCTCTTATTTCTAACTAAGCCATTAGATACCTCGAACATATCGCCCAGCTTACCTTGCAGGTATCGTCTAGCTTGCCTAGGATCTACACGCAAGATACGCGATAGCTGCTTAGGATCTGCCGGTAACTCGCCATCGTATTCCCACAAATTCTGGAGCATCAAAATGTAAAAACCATGCTCATCTAAAGTTAGATGAACCGTGTCTCTTAGGTAGTCAGATGGGTACATTGGGTAATAAGGTAGGCGTGGCATTTAGGCGCTCATCATATAGTTAGGTGGATGGTTTTAGTGCGCCATCTGTAACCACCTGAATTTGATATTGTCGAGTAAGCGGAATGCCTCTGTGCTTCCACGCCCAGACAACCTGGCGATCTAGATTTAACGCTTTCGCGGCTTTTGCTTGGCTCCCAAAGTGAGCTATGAGATCATCGAATTTAATCATGCCTACTATCGTAGACTATGCGTGCTACTAATGTCAACTACTGTATACCTCCCGCATAAAATACTAGAAGCCGTTTCGAAAAAAAAAGTCAAAATAATTTGTATATAGCTGTTGACACGCCTTGCTTAGCTGGTCTACACTTGTAGACAAGTTAAACAGAACACCTCCTCAGAGGTCACCTTCCCCGCTTCAGCGGGGTGTTTTAAACGAGGGAAAGAAAATGAGCATCAACATAATTCCAAACCAACGCGCAGCAGCAAACCTACCCACTGACTACGCAAAGAAATATCGAGACAGCCTGAAGCACCCCGCCCAAGTCGGCATTGGTTACGGCGTGATAATTGGCTTTGTTGCCTGGGGCATCATCTTTGCAATCGCGGAGCAGCTGACATGGATTTGAACTTACGCACAAAACCAGAAACCACCCTTGCAGAAGGCTCCTCTATCGCTGCAAGAATCTACGACCTGCTAGACGTGGAATATCGCAGTAAAGCGCTTGAGTACTTAGGCGAATTATTCGACGAGCAGGAAACAGAAAAGAAAGAAGCCCTTGGCCCATACGGCAACGGAGATTGATATGAACGCAATACCTAACGATGTGATGTTCGATAGAGAGCTAAACGCACCAGACGACTCACCGCCTACTTTCCGAGAGCTGCGAGAGCAAACGATGGCCGTTATATCGGACGAAGAAAGCAACGGCATCACAGACGATGTGTATGGCGACGCTGCCGGTGAGTGGGAAGCAATCCTCTGCAAATGGAAAGAGTGCAGAGATGCTAACGATCAATTAGCGTTTGGTATTTTTATGGATGAGTGGTTCGAGCGACACATTAACGAAAACTGTTATTTAGCGAGCAGGTAATTATGAGTGAGACAAAAAACATCTATCAAAGAATTTTGGCGGTAATGAGTGACGTTGCTTACGTCCAGAAAGAGAATAAGAAAGTAAACAACCAGTACAGCTTTGTATCTCACGATCAAGTGTCTGCCGTGCTTCACCCCGTTTTAGTCAAGCATGGCATTGTGGTTATCCCTAGCGTGACTAAGTGGCAGCAGGACGGGAATAGAACCGTTGCTGATGTAACAGTGAGCTTTGTTAACGCCGACAATCCAGAAGATAAGATAGACGTGGGTGCTTTTGGTTACGGCATTGACACCCAAGACAAGGGACCAGGTAAAGCGATTAGTTATGCAACTAAGTACGCCATGCTGAAAACCTTTGTCTTGGAGACTGGCGATGACCCTGAAAGAGACAGCATCGACCACGAAACCGAAGATGTTACGGCAATGACCGCCAGGGCCAAGGCGGCAATACAGAACGGCGACTGGCTAGAGCTTTGCCTGCTAGACAAAGAAGGCGGAGACACCTGGCTGGCCGTGTGGGACAAGCTAGGAACGAAAGCCAAGGGCGATATGAGGAAGCTTCAAGATACCAAGCTGGAGTACAAGAATAGGTTTGAAATTCTTGCCGGTGAGGATGATGAGATAGGATTTTCTGAGCTACTTAGCGAGATGAGCGTTGACGCTGCTCGCTACGTTTGCAGTCTATGGGCGAAGAATGAACCAGCCAGAGAAATAATGATTAAGTTAATGAGTGAGGAGAAAAAAGCAGCATGATTAAGAAAGAGCTAGTAGTGGCAAACGGCGAATACACTAACCGCAACAACGAAACAAAGACGCGCTGGGTAAACGTGGGCGCTCTGCATGAGCATGAAGGAAAGCATTACATCACGTTAGATGCGCACATTAATCTCGCGGGACTTGAGCGGAAGGAAGGTGATACGCGGATATTTGTAAACATGTTCGATCCGAAAAAGAAAGAGAGTCAGCCGCAAAGCGCCCCACCTTCTGACGATGGCTTCGACTCAGATATCCCATTTTAGAAATGAAAGACTTCCTAGCAGCCCTAATAGCAGGCTTTATCTTTGGGCAAATGCTAACAGCGATGGCGATAGCTATTTTATGGTACAGAACGCCACTGCCTTTTTATATTGAGTTATCGCAGTGATTATTTATTGTTGTGGTTGCAGTAAGTTAGTCGAGCCAAGACTAACAGATGGGGAGGAAATCTATCCGCACCGACGCGATTTGTTTAGCTTGCCGTTTTGGAAGTGCGATACCTGCAATAACTTTGTTGGTTGCCACCACAAAACAAAAGATAGGACAAGGCCGCTAGGCTGCATACCCACCAAAGAAATTAAAAAGGCCCGCAGCCACATACACGCAATCCTCGATCCGATTACGTGGATGCAAAATTAATAGAAAGGTTTATGAAGAAAGTAAGAAAAACTGACGAGTGCTGGGTTTGGCTGGCAAGTAAACCTAACGGTTATGGCCAATTTAAAATACAAAGTAGGTATCGCGGGGCGCACCGCGTTTCTTATGAGCTGCATAATGGGCCTATCCCGGAAGGGATGTTTGTTTGTCACCGGTGCGATAACAGGGCTTGCGTAAATCCCAAGCATTTATTCCTCGGCACGCACCAAGAAAATATGGATGACATGAGAAACAAAGGTCGGCAGCGATATGTTGGTAGGCCTCCAAAGCTAACAAGCAAGCAGATATCTAAGATTAGCGCAGACGATAGATCCGTTAGGGCTATCGCAAAAGATTATTGTGTTGGGAAGTCAACCATCCACAGGATAAAAACGGGACAGGGTGTCCCAGATATGCGCAATAAACCACTTGACATGTAGGCACATAATGCCTATTATATATACATAGTCCAGGCAATGATACCGAGGACACAAACCAGAGAAATTGAGGTAAAGAAAATGACCTACACTGAAGCAAAAAAACTAGCTACAAAAAAAAATCCTAACGTAGTTTATGAGGGCGATGCGGGAAACGGATGGACATTCCAAGTGTATTACTGCTCAATCCGCAACAAAGTAGTATCACTGTCAATAAGTCCCGAAGGCATAAGCATTGTTTAATGCCTAAACCCAACGCCAAAAAACACAATCCAAGCCCGGAATATCTGCGCTCTCTCATCGAGGGCGCGGGTCTATCTCAGCGCAAAGCGGCGCTGGTATGCGGGATAGGTGATCGGACGATGCGCTACTACTTATCTGGCGGTCACAAGTGTCCATATGCGGTCCAATTTTGTTTAGAAAACTTGTAAATTAATACAAAGGAGATAAACAATGATTGAGTTTAGATGGATGGAGGTAGAACATCCTGAGCTGCTTGATGGGGATGATGCGGTAAGACGCTGGGCTGATAGTGCGCCTGTCGTCCTGCAATGGCGTGTAGGCATACACAAGATATCGACCAACGAAGATGTATGGGAAGACTGGCAAACCGTACCATTTGACCCTGATGTAAAGCTGTAGTACAAATAGAAACGCCCCACGAAAGTGGGGCGCGCTCGAGTGAACTAGTGAGATGGGGAACTCGAGATACCGCAAGTATAGACCAAAACCCCATCTCCGTGCCAATAGGCGCACGTAAAGCAGCGGAGCCTATTTAAAATCCAGGCTCTGAGCTAACCCCTCTCAACCTGGTCGGTGATCCTAGTAATAGGAAATCATACGGATCAGCTCTTCGGTTAAACAGGTTAGAAAAGGAGTGCGGTAGCACGTCCCTAATCACCGGATAGTGGGGTTTCTATGCCTAAAAGGAGAGGAATAATGAACGATCAAGAGTTTGAATTATGGGAAGAGGAGGCGTTTGGGTTCGGATATGGATCAGGCGAAGTGAGAAGTTAGGTTATCAATATCACACAGCAGAATTGCGCAGTATCGAGCAGGCGAGAAAAGTGTATCGAATTATCAGAGATGAGCTAGCAGTTTAGCTTTTTATATTGAGGTGATGAAATGATTAAACCAGGAATGTTGTGTGAGGTTGTTGAATGTTCTCCTAATGGCGGACTTCTAGTCACGGCAATTCGCACATGCGAGAGACTTCCTAGTATGCGTGAAGACATAGCGTGTTGGCTTGTAAGATTTGACGAGCCTGAAAAAGCGTACGCGAGGATGGGATGGATTGATGGCTATGGCTTCAAAAGAATGAACCAACGCATTCTAAACCCCCTACCACCACCACCATTACCAGCAATAGAAGAAACGAAAGAGTTGGAATTAACTTAGGAGAAATGAAGATGAGCGAAACAACAACGATAGAGATTAACGGCGTAAAGATGGAAATTGATTTGCGTCATGCAAAAAGAATCGACGAGCTTAGGGTTGGTGACCGCGTGAAGGTGCTAAAGAAAACATACCAAGATTATGTAGTCTACCCCGGGACAATAATAGGATTCGAACCATTTGAAACGCTCCCTACTGTAATTATTGCATACGTAGAAACCACCTATAACGACTCAGATATCAAATTTCTTTACTTTAACAGCCAAACGACCGAGACCGAAGTTGTCAAAGCTATAGACGACGATTCGATGGATTTGAGTCGAGATGAGGTCTTGAAATCTTTCGAGTTAAAGACAGACAAGCTGCAACGAGAAATTAACGAAATCAACGAGAAGAAAGCTTATTTCGAAAAACGGTTTTCTAGCTATTGGGAAAACGTCACTCCTAAAGAGACCACCTAACAGGAGATTGAAGTGATGATTAAACACTTTCTATTTAGACACCCTATTGGGTGGGTGTTCTGGTTATTTGCTTATTTCTTTTTTGTTTCCTTTGTGGGTATGGAGGTGCTACCTGATAAATGGATCGATGAATGGTACGGGCTTCCATTGGTAGTGTTTATGTTTTTATCAATCTCAGTTCTAACCGTTTTCGTGGGGGAAAAGTCCATTGATTATTTTTCTTAGCCATGCTAACCGAAAGAGAGCGCCGTGATGAATGAATGGGATTGGAATGCTGTAGGTACGCACGTTAACTTTTACAAGGGCGAACGCGTGCTGAGTGTGACGGAAGCAGCAGAAGAACTAAACACCCTAGAGCGCGAACTAGCAGCGGCGAATGCGAAGATTGAGAAAGCGCCTCATGATGCCAAATGCTCAAGCCTATGGCGTTGCACACAATGCAAAAACAATCATCCATGGCACAAAAGAAGTAATCACGAAAACGAATATCACGCCTGGTCGCCGGTTGAGTGCGATTGCTGGAAATCGGAGGATTGAATCATGACTGATGCTCGTGAATTAGCGCTAGAAAACAAGGTTTTCCGTCTAGAGCTGCGCGTAGAAAAGCTGCAAACCCAACTAGCCGAATCACAGGCGCGCGTGGAGGAGTTGATAACAGAAAATAATCTATTGAAAGATGAAAACGCTGAATTAATTTATAAATTGAAAAAGGTGGCGGACGTAGATGATTGCCCGGATCAGTGGGAGTGATATGTGACGACTAAAGAACTTGAAGAGCGTGATGCTGAGATAGAGCAGCTGCAAGCGCAATTAAAAAACTGTAGCGCAGCGTGTAAAGACGCGGAACATGCAAGAAATTGGCACTACCAACAATACAAAAAAATAGAGATGAAACTCCAAGCCCACGAAAAACGAGAAGCGGCATGCCTGGCGTTTGTTGAGGTTTTTGACGTATGGCTCAGTGTAAATATCATCGAATCAGATGCTGAGCTAGATAAGGTAATAGAGGCCCGCGAGCGGCTAAGGAGTGTTATTGATGGAATGGATGAGTAAAGTTCTGGTTTTTTTAGAGCCTGTAGCAGCATGGGTTGGTTTCACATTCATGATTCTTATGGGGCTTGCAGCTGTACTGGCAACGCTCATTTATCTTTGGGATAAGTTGATCTATTCATTCGGTTATACCGAAGGGTATTACAAAGGATGGCGTCAAGCGCAGACGCTAGCCCAATCACCGGAGGATGATAGTCATGATTGAGATATCAAACAATAACCGCGATATGGCGGGTTAATGTGTGAGGGATTGAGCATAAAGGAGATGGGGCGATGACGTCAGAATTTATAGATATTTTTATTTGTGTGTGCCTCGCTCTTATTGGCGCATATGAACTTATTCACGGCAATGTAAACAGCGCCTTAATTGCTTTTTTGGCTGCTTATGCCATTTCTAATGCGGCAGCGCTAAGAGTTAGCCACATAAAAAATAAAGTGGAAAGGATGCTAGAGGATTAACCAATGAAGTTTAAACATTGGTCTGTAGTGAAACTATTAGTAGAACTTCAGGGGATGTTTTTAAACCCCACCAATATTAACCGATAGGTTAGAGATGAAACAAGCCCAACACTTCAGGATGAAGTATATATTGCTGGTTTCTATTACGTGGGGCGGCCCTTTAACCGGCGAGCAGCACCAGGTTTTAATGCAGGAATTTGGGAGTAAGTCTGCGTGTGAAAATGCGCGGAAAGTGTTTCGAAAAAACGGCTTAAAAAGGACTGATTGCCTGCCTTACGAGTAGGGCTAGGAATCCCAAACAGGTGTACCCACGGCAACCCACTTACCACGGTCAAAGATGAAGTGAACAATGCAACGCTCATCAGCGCCGCCAGTGGCGAGCGTCACAACGTAATCAGAACCCCATGTAATAGCGCGCGAACCGGTGGCGTCCTGCTCTAGCATTATATAGAGCTCGCAACCGATGCCTGAGTCTGTGCCATCTGAAATAGGGGAGTTCGTAGGATTCTCGATAGTTATTGCACCGGTGAGCTCGCCAATTTCTACGTACCTTCCGTCGAACGCATCTGGCGTAACGCTCGCAGCGTAGTCTATTTTTTGTGTTGTGTTTTCTCCAAGCTGACCAAGATCAAGCATCCGCCGACGGTCACGCACAGCGGTCACGTCTGTCGAATTAGTATCAACCTCGAACAGCGGAACGCGGCCCGGAGTAAATGCCGTTGTATTTGTGCTAATCGTGAAAGGATCAACGACCGAGAGCTCTACATAGTTAGTCGATGATGCGGTGATAATTAAAGAGCCCTCAGAGATATCGACCCACTGACCGTAAATAAATAGAGTGGTAGAGCCATAAGGAATCGTGAGGCCGCTAGAATCTAGTGATCTATGAGATAATCCGCCAGCAACGGTCAATCGATCAAAAAGCTCGTTTAAAACCTCTTCCTTATTGAACAATTTCCTTTCGAAATTTCGCATCTAAAACCCCTAGAAGTTTCTGAGCGCGTATTGCGCCTCAATTTCTGATTGGCTGAGTAATCGGTCGTAAAACGCGATTTTCGCAAAGTAACCGTAATTTGTGCGATCCGCGTTCTCGCCTAGTAATTGGATGCCGGTTGTGGTGTCCTGTAGGCGCGTATTAGCGGGAATCCCCGTGGTCGGCTCTGTTACTTCTAAGACGCCATCCAGCCAAATTTGGCAAGCGTCGAACCCATTGAAAGTCGATCCTTGAAAAACCAGATGGTGCCACGAGTTGTCATTTACTTTATTAGTCCCATCAGTTTCACAAATAATTCTGACGTTGTTATTAAATCGCATTCTGCAGTGAAGTTTGTCGTGCTCACCGTCTTTACTTCCCACCGCAAAACGCCCGACGTAGTTGTTAATGTTGTTTTGAGCCAAAAACGGTCTATGCCTTATCGCGCCGTTCGTCAAATAAATTCGAAACCAAAGCGAGACGCATAACTCATCAATATTTGCGGTGGCTTTTGCTCCGGTAATTTGCCCGGCGTGACTGGGTGAAGTAGCTGATCGAAACAACGAGCCCGTGCCGCCTTGCACTGGCGTGCTCGTCGTAAAACTAAAATCGCCCCCGCCTGTAAGCGCGTCGGCTGGAGTATCTATATCATCGCGATCAACATCGAGCGGCCAATAAAATTTAGGCGTTGGTAATTGGCTAAGTATGAGCTGGTCATAGTCACCAAGCGCGGCGAGAGCAAATTGCGACACAATCCGCAAGGCTGGGCCACGGACCCCGTTATCATCGACCTGGAAGCAGTCAAAGCTCGCCTCATCTACGGCGAAACCCCCATTGTCTGATTGCTGCTGAGCAAATGTATAAGTGAAGTATTTTTTACCATCGTAATCGTCGTATTTTTCATAAGCCGCGAACGTTGGCGTGAGTACCGTTGCGAGCTGAACACCTTCGGCCGTGTAGCAGTCAACGGAGTACAGCTCCGTAGTCATCGGTTCAATATGCCCGTGACCGGATTCGAGCTCCCCGCCTGCTCGTCCTCCCGCATAAAAATACCCTTCGTAATCGCCGTTCGGTTTTCTGATAGCAAATCCAAACGCTGGCGCGAGTGCCTTGGTTCGATTATTTCCTAGTGTCGCCTGATATTCTGTAGGTGCTCGACCGCTTTCATAAAAAGTACGAGCCAAAAAGGTTAGCGTTTCATCGGTTTGAGCGGTGGTCGCGTCGATATTGAATATCTTGTCTGGTTCCAATAACAAGAATCGGTCATCGGCTGCGTGGCCAGCGGTGGAGGTATCTAAGAAACCTCGAAAAAACGTTTTGATAGTGTAAAGCCCGTCACCGAGATCTGTCACATCACGGAAATAAACAATTTCATTACCGATTAGCGCCGCATTACCACCGTCCAACCATTCATCAGTCGTAATGCTGCCTAGAACACCATCGTTTATCATTTTCACGGTAACAGAATTAATCGTATCTAAACCATTATCTGCCGATGCCAGTGCGGTTGTCGTAAACCCGCAAGTGGCCTGAGTCACAAATGTTTTTAGGAACGTTTCTGTAGTCCCATCAGATAGCGTTACGTTAGCGCCGGCCCAAGCGGCAGTATATCCCGATGCCGCTAAATAATATCCGGGGCCAGTGTCTGTATCGCGTAGAGGAACAGAATCGATAAATAGCAGCTTTGTTGGCCCTGGCGCACTCAACGCTTGAGCGTTGTCTGAATCTGGATCATTGCCTACAGCATCGGAGGTGTAGTTTTGATTTTGCTCGGCGACTAAATCGATCCGATGCTCCATATTTAGCCCGCTATGGATTTTTACAATCCGCGCATCAATATTACCCTGCGATGTAGGCAGGGTGATCACATCGCCGGGATCGAGATACGTGTATTTGGGGCCTAACGATATTTGGTACGCGATCCTCTCTGTCCACATCTGCCGCTTAATTTGGTCGGCGCGCTGCGCGCCCTCAGCCGAACTGAAAACAACCGGCACGCTAATGCGGAGCTTTTCTTCTGAAATTGTTTCTATTATCGATGAGTATTGCCAGTCTGGTTGGTAGTCTTGATTGACATCAGAAAATCCGAAATCGATTTGACGGGGTAACTCTAGCTCTTGGGCTCGCGTCCGGACAAGGCTTGTCCGAGCTTCCCCATCACTGATTTCTATTAAATCATCCTCGGGTATTGTCACAATTGAGCTTGTGCCAAGCGTGGTAAATTTCAGCTCTTTTTGTGACTCAAAACCGATCACCGGGAAAGCATTAAATAGCGATTCGATAGCGCCTCTCGCTCCCGTCGGTCCAGACACTTTAAACCCGCGTAGAGATTGCGTGGCTCCAGACGCGTCGATCTCGCTTGAGTCCATACCAACCCGATCAGCGAGGTTTTCTAATGCGGATTGCAGTGTCACCGCTTGAGCAGTAACTTGCTCTCTAACTGACCAAATCCCGTCAGGCATAACAAAAAGCCCGTTCGGCAGCGGTAATATCTCTGCCGACCCTAATTCTGTATTTGTGTTGGCAGTATTTAATAGGGTCGGATTACCAGTATCGCTGATATCCCACAACCGGAGACGGCGGGCATTGTCGTTCGTCTGCTCGGCAGAGTCGACCATTAAATTATTCCAGAAATAAAACTCTGCGCTATTCGAGTGAGCTTCCCCAATATCGATATCTGCGACAAACTCCAGATCTTTTGTTAACCGGATAACATTTACCCCGTTGTCGAATCGCGCATCCGGATTACCAAAGGCGGCGACATAAATGTAACCGTCCATACCCTGAAAGATTCGCGCCCTCCCACCCTGAGAGTCGACACCGGAAACCGTGTATCCGCCCGCACGCAGATCGAAGAAAGCAGAGTCCGGATCGCCTGAAGGAAACCACGCTGGTTGGGAAACTTTATATCGAGCGATACCCGGCTGGTTATCGGTGCCTGAGTTATACCCGTACACATAGCCGTCAAGGAATAATGTTGAATTAGTAAAGCCGTCTAATGCGCCCGTATAATCGACTGTCTGGCCGTTCAAAAAGCCACGCGCCGAATAAGGGGACACACCTCCTGGCGCAGTCACTGTCGGGTTGTTACTCCCGGACTGACCGAGAAAGAATGACCAGAAACTCGTCGCGCTGGGATTTAATTGCTGGCCAGAGGAAATTTTCGTATAACCGAGGTATGGGGCATTTCTGATGCCAGAGGGAGCGGCCTCAAGACGAGTAATATCATCGACATAATTAGATCGGCGCGTGGTACGCTCCACGTCGATTTTCTGCCCATAAAGATTATAAGTCTCTACGACGTGAGTAACATAGATGTGATCGTCTAAGACCTCATTACCATCAACATCAGATCCGTAATAGTAGGCTCGCTGCCATGTGTCGTTGCCTAGATAACGAGCATTCCGCACAGCAGCGCTACCAGTAGGCGTCTCAAACTCCCTGATCCTAATAGGCGGATCGGTTATTGTGCCAGTAACAACCTCAGCCTCGAAGCTATACGGCATCTGGTTCCCGTAAGGCTCCAGCTCGAAGCTATCAAACACCGAAATCACGCAGCCTCTATAAGCTGGGGCATTGCCAGCGCCTAGAGCCTCCTCCATCGCTGGATCGGGCAACTGGTCCAAACCGCCCATATAATGGCGCACACCTGGCCCAGAAGTCCCTGGCGTATTGAAGGTTTGCGCGGTACTGTAGATAAAAGGCCTGTCGCCCGCCAGATAAGCCTCCGGCTCTAACCCTGCCCGTGGGTCTATGACAAGCTTTCCGGCTATCCACACGCGCCCTACGGCGGTAGCGACTTCTGAAATAGATAATTCTTTCCACAGAATCGCGAACGTAGCCACCCTACGGCGACGGGTTTCAGTAGAGCCACCCCCACCAGAACCGGGTCCGCCTTTACCGCCACCCCCACCCCCACCCCCAGTTGGGGTAGTAGTCTCTATCTCTCGGTAGCCGCCGAACCAAATCACATGCCCCGAATGTCTATTCGATCCGTAGCCAAAGTCAACCGGCGCGCCTGCATTTCCATTGAGAGGGGCGAACTCTGCTAGCGGCGGCGCGGCACGATTATTATTCTGTTCGCCACCGCTTCCCGCGAGCGCACCGCCTAAAAACTGCCCGCCAGCAAAACCAAATCGCGCGCCGGTTGGTCCGCCAACAGCAAACCCCAACGCTGCGCCAACAACGCCACCGGCTAACCTGCCCATGATTTCCACCTAAGACACATGCTAACGCTAGGCCACCAATTTAACGGCAAAGTAATTTCCACAACTTTTCTTTGTTTATCGCAATCAGCATGCATAATGATCGGGACGCCTGAATCATTAAAACTAGTGACAAGGGCGAGGTGTAAAGGATGAGGATCGTTCGGCCAACGAATATAAAGAACGTCTCCCGGGCGAAGGTCGGCGCGGTTTATTTTAACCATATGATCAAGCAATCCTTCCTTCATTGTTTCGTGGCAAGGCTTGCGACCGTAAGCGAGGTTATCAACAACGGTTAGACCGAAATCACGAGCCGAACAAACTAACAAGCCGAGGCAATCCACACCGCGTTTTGTCCGGCCTTGGTGGCGATACGGCACGCCTAGCCATCCTTCTCGGGCGGATTGAGCGTAGCTAAGCGACGTTTGGGGGAGATCTGAGGGCATCATTTCCAGGCATGTCTTTAAAGCCACCAAAATTCAACTCTTGGCCGTAAAGCTTGCATTGCTCGAAGGTTTTATTGCAGCCGTTAAGGACCGTATAAGTGACCCCAGGATCTAAGTCGAAGGGGACAGGGAACTCTAGGGTAATAGTTGACCCGGACACCGCGCGAACCGTGCCGGTAACGTCAACATTATCGCCACTAGTAAACGTGATCTTTCCCAGAGGACGAACAGGCACAGCACTGCCGACAAATTGTGTTCGGCTCGTTGGTGTTGTCACCGTGCCTGAGAACGTATTACCAACGGTAGGCGCTCTGCATATCGAGTCATAAAGTGCGTGGCGGCACTTCTTTTGAAGGATAAAACCGACGGATTGATTTAATTTCTGAGCTAACGAACGTAACTCTATGGTAAACAGCCCTTCAGCATGCTTATACTCGCCGAGAACGCCTATACCTTTAGTAGCTAATACGCGATTTCCTTCATAATCGTATTCAAAAACCTCCCACTCAGCGCCATCAAGACGACCCGCGATCACTTCATCATCGCTTAGACCCATCTCATCAGTGAGTGCTGATATCTCTGCATTATCGACCGCGAGCCCTGTGGAGCTTTCGTAAGCAGTCGCAGAAAATCCGCCTGCGCTTTTATACACGTCTCCGCTGATTTCCACGTCTCGATCTAAGCTCGTGAAATAGTAAGACGTGCCGTTTGTCTGATCGATGCGTAAGCATCTCGTGATTTGCGTTGCAGTCTGGTCATATACTGCCTGCTGCGCGGAATCCAGCCCCTTACTCACCACGGACCTCTATTAAGCTCACAGCTGGGATAGAGGCGATTTCGTAATTTTGCAAATACATAGTAGCAAGCACATTTAACGAATCACTTGCATACCTCATCGGAACATAAAATTCGCCACAGTATTGTATTTCCGCGAGATTAGCGGGGGCGCTTGTAAAGGTGATTATCCCGGTCAACAGGTCGATGGTGTAATCAGTTGTTATCGTTTGCAATACGCCATCGATATAGACTTTGCCGCCTGTGGCTGGTTTTAGAATATCTTTCTCGTAGTTGATAGCCCCAAGCTCAAAAAGTTTTTTGATTTGGAAGCCAACAGTAGAACCGTCACCAAATCCAATTCTTTGATACGTGTTGTCACGTGGGTCACCAATTCTGAACATGTCCCAGTTCTTAAACGGAAACGAAAACAGCTGTCCACGCATCAAAATATAGTGGTCGATGATTTCTTGCAGAGTTTCTTTTCTTTGAATGGGGTAGGAGACGTCCGCACTTAGTCGAAACTGACTCCAATTCGCGTTGCGCTGTTCCGCGCCTGAAGAAGTCGTCACGATGGAAGTGTTGTTTAAATATTTAAAATTGGCGTTTTGTTCTATTGATTCGGACAAACGAATATCGACATAGGACATTAACCATTTCTCCTAGCAGCTCTTTGGGCGATAGACGCACCAGCAGCCGCAATTTGATCTTGGCTTTGCATAAACGAATCTGCGTTAGGAGTAGTTATATTGAAAACAACTTGTTGAGTCTGCCCTAACATTTTTTTGCTTTCTGAGTTAGAAATGATTTCGCCAGAACTGCGAGGAGTGTATATTTCCGGCCCACCTTCACCGACTAGATAACTTCTTCCACCTATGACGCTCCCGCCGTTTTCTCTAGCCCCGCTCAAAAACCCAAAAAGTCCGCCCCCAGAGCCAGAGCCAGAGCCACTAATTAAGCTACTAATCCCTTGTTGCAACGGCTCAAGGAATAATTTTCTGTTAATAATTCTTAGAATGTCTTTCTCTAACCCTTTCAGAACATCTGAAAACTTAGAGCCTTCTACAATGGCATCCTCGAAAGCGCTTGAGAACGTGTTTCCAAACTCTTTAGCTGTTTGTTCCAGCTTGCGTGCTTGTTCTTCCTGTTCTTTTAGCGCCTTTTCGGCTGCTTCCTTGATCTTCTCTTGCTCGGCAACCTCGCGTGCCAGTTGCTCAATGCGTTGCTTAGATGGCCCGTCCAGCGCTTTATAGCGACCCGTCTCTAAATCGACGAGTATTTGCGCAGATTCACTGAGATCGTTATACCCGGAAACTTGTTTTTCCAGGTCTGATATAACAGATTTGGCTAGATCTGCATTCTGTCGGTCTAGGTCTATTTGTTTTTGCCGCGCCTCGGCAAAGCGAATTTGATCCTGTAGCTGCGCACCTAATTGGACATCAGCACCTGTTAGGTTGCGACGCTCAATGGCGGCTTGAACTCTTGATTTTTCTTCGACCGTTAAGGCTTGAGCTAATGCCAGTTCGTCGCGTAAGCCAGAAATTAAACCGGCGCTAACTTCGGCGCGTCGTTCTGCTTCTGATTTTCCGGTTTTCTTTTTCTTCGGCGGGTCTAGGGATATGGTTGATGGGCCGCTGGCTGCCGAACTAGGAACTTCAACTTTAGCGACAGCTGGCTTAGAAAATTCTTTCCTGAGCTCTATATACTCCCTACGCAGACTGTTAAGCGTTGACTGGACCTCTTCGAAACGCCTAACAGCACCTGGCGCACCTCCCGACCCATCTACTAAGCGCTGCGCCTCGATAAGCTGCGCACTAGTATTTTTAATTCGGCGAGCAATATCATCTAAATCATTAACGTTGCCATTAACTGTTGCCGCGAACCTTTCTCCAATAAACTTGGCAAACTCGCCAATCTTACCGACAGAATTAGCAGCAACAGAACTGACCTTGACTATGCCGCCAGCGATAGCCGTCAAACCTTTGATTACTTCGGGGTTCGTTAGGGCTTTTGTTAGGCGGTTTATCTGCTCAATTAATGGCGAGACATCTACATCTTGAAAAGCTAGAGTAAATTTGTTCCGAAGTTTGGTTAAAGATTGATCAACAGTGACAGGAAGGCTTTCAAACTCTTCATTAATTTGGCGGGTTTGCGTTCTTACAGCATCTACAAGCGCCTTACTACTTATGCGTCCATCATTAACAAGCTCTCGAAGCTTGCCCGCATTGACACCTAACCCTTCCGCGATTGCTCTTGTTAAGCGTGGCGTTTGATCGAGGATTGAATTGAACTCTTCAGCACGTAAAGTGCCGCCCGCGATAGCCTGCGAAAGCTGGAAAGCTGCTCTTTGCGCTTCCTCTTGGGAAGCTCCAGAGACCTGAAAAGACTTATTTAAAGTTCCAGTTAACTCAATTAGATCTTTTTGGCTTAAGCCTAGATCACCAGACGCTTGCGCTAATCTGGAATATAGTTGAACTGTAGCCCCTAAACCTGACCTAGTTTCATTCGCAATGTCTGCAACAGCTTTAAAGGAGCTTTCGAACTCTTCCTGGGACTTGGTGACTAACTTTAAACGCCCCTCAAAACCTTTCAACTCATCGGTTATAGAAGCAATACCTTTGACACTTGAAACAAGACCTGCGCCAGCGAATGCGCCGGCCAAAGCGCCTTTAAATGCGTTGCTTATCTTTGCCGATGTTTGTTTTGCAGTTCGCTCAAGCAGTCTGCCTTGGCGCTTTAGTGTTGCGTTCGCCTTTTTTAAGTCGCCGTTAAGCCGCTTATTCTCCGCTTGCAGCTGAAGGACAACAGCGCCGAGTATCTTCTTAGCCATTGTTTACCTCATCCACAAAAGCAAAAAGTGCCTCTGTCGTCTGCGGTGCCTTTTCTTCAATTAAATAACTCATAAAGTCTTTAACTTTCGTTTTTTTGTTCCCATGACACCAAGCAGTAACGGCGGGTGCGTAAGCCGCCCGAAGGTCGGCTCTATTTTCATCCCAAGGGTCGAGTGAAAACATAGCGATCCAGTATTGATATTCGGCAGGGTCAAACAGCTCCAAAAACTCACTATGTGAGCGATAACCGAGAGTACGAGTTAAGAGGAATTGAAACCTTAAATCGGCGTCTTCCTCTAACTCTTTTTTGCTTTATCTACCCCAAAACCGCAAGCATCAAGCACAACACCCAATAGCTTTTCGAAGTCGTCGCGGTATTTACCACTCCAAACATCCCAACTATCGGAATCCCATACTTGCTCTAAGTTTTCATCCACTACCAACAAAGAAAAGATGTGAATGCCCATTTCTAGGTCACCGTCCATCTTGTCTAAATCCTTAGCAAGAGCTTGGCGCTCTCTCATGCCTATGCTTCTGACAGAACATCCATCAAGCTCAGGCAAGTCGAGAGCGATTAAGTTAGGCTTACAAGGATCGCGCATTACGATGCGTAAGCCGTTAGACGGCCAGTCGCTTTCATCGTTACGTTAGTAGTAACAACGTCTTGAGCGGAACCGGTAGGAATCAACGCGGCTGTTATGTAGGCGTAGAAAACAACAATATTCCCGTTAGGGAAAGTGATCCGAACAGCTGCCTTCGTTTGGTTATCAGAGATAACGTTTAAAGCCGTTAACGCGTTCGAGCTAACATCAAACTGTGACTCAAAGGACAACTCAAAAGGAGAAACCGTTGTCGGAATTTCAACAATCTGATTATCGTGAATCGTAGTTATGTCGGCGAAATTAGGCTCTCCGCCTGATGCTGACACATCCACAAAGGTAGATATAGATGTTCCAAAAGTGATTACCTGAGCATCGCCATCACTCCAAGTGCCATAGCCAGAAGTGTCGATACCTTCTACCTCAAAACTAGTACTTGCGATCGTATTATCAACACGCGCAACGCGATCACGCATTTGGGTCATGCCTTCCAAATCTGGAAACACAACAAAATCGCCATCGCTTGGGTCGGTGCCAGAGAAACTAACAACACCGGGATTTGCTTTAGTAATGCCGCTGACTGTCATAGCAGTAGCTAAAGCACTTTGTACATCAATACTCACACTTGACCATGTAGTAGCGGCCATAATAAAACTCCTTCAAATGGGAACAACGCGTCATCACGACGCTCATAAAAAAACCCGCATAAAGCGGGCTGTTTGGGGGTCTATCGGTAATTATTCGGGATCAAAATATCGGTACTGGATAGCAACAACGTGATAATCAACATCAGGCTCATAACCGGAAACTTGTTCAGTCTTCCAGAAATTAGCCGCCCTAATGGGTGTATCAATAGTTGTTGCTAAATCTTCCGCAGCTTTGCGGGTCGTCGCCTTAGCTAAAATCGCAAGCGTGACAAACTCGCCTATTTTTGTACCGTGGATCGTGTTTCTTGGCTCTGTTGAGTCTCTTTGATAAACCAACAAAGGCGCGTCTATGTCTTGCGGCGCGTCATCAACATATATTTTCGTGCCGACAATAGCGGTTGTTGCCAAATCCCCTGATAGAGCGGAATATAAAATCTCTTCAGGTTTCATTAGAAAATCTCTTTTCTTAGCACATTAGTGTAAATATCAATCACCCTTCCCGATGCAGGCTGCAAAGAAGGCTCTAAAAAGGGTTTAGGCGATACCATTTCGCCGGATTTATAGTGGCGAAAACCCAATTCCACAAAGTGGAAGTAAAACGGATCTGATCCACGTCGTTCGCGCTTGGTTAACTTACGCACATCAAAGATGCGATTGCCTGCTTTATCTCTGCCTGTTTGGAAAACGCCAAAATTTCCGTCTAACTTAACTTTGGGTATTGGGCCATGCTCAACACCGACAGAATAAACCGATGCGAAGAACTTACTACGCCACTTTTGCTTAACAATGTTGCGCCTCAACGCGCCGCTAGCCCCAATGGGAGCCCTACTCTTTGCAGCTGCAACCAATGGATCAGCCGCCGCCCGATTTGCCCTATTGATAGAACGATTTGCCAGCTTTTTTTCTATTTGGCTTAGGCGATTCTGTATTTCAGGAATGCCCCTTACAAACATTATTCAATTAAGCCTTCGGATAAAAATAACTTGATGTGACGGTTTCTTTGATCGATGTTTCTGACCTCTACAATGTTGTAGTGCAGGCCGCCATAAACCAGCCGCATTTCGTTGGTAATGCCTGGCATGTAACGAATGTCAGCTATCATTTTCGATTCTGTGTGGTGCTGCTGAGAAATAAACAATTCTTTGCCGGAAATAGGCCGCAGATTAGCCCTTATCTTTGCGAATTTGGCCCATACAATGGACTTCTCGCCATATCCGGTATCTGCGCTCTCTGTCTTCTTTTCAATAGTGACAACGTGCCGTAAGCGTCCAGATTCCATTAGAATTTAAATTGTTTGAATGTGTTTAGGAGCGATTCGAAGCCATAAGGGTTTTCACTTAACCGGAGCTCGGAGATTGCGCCTCGGTGCTCGTACCAGTGATCAACCAGCATCAATATCGCTAGTTTTATTTTTTCCGGCACTGCCGTGTAGCCTGCCGTGTACCGAATCGTGACGTTATTTTCTACATCACGAAGGCTAGGCCATGACTGGTCATAAGCTAAACGTATTTCGCCAGGGGTTTTATTTACATCAAAGTCGTAAACGCTGGTCGCTAACGTCTGCTCAACGCCATCTACATCGATATATTTAACAGATGCAACGGAAACTAGCGGCGGATTAGGCAGGTAAATAGAATTATCAAAACCCCTTAACCTATAGTCGTAGACGGTTTGATTTATCGTGCCTCGTATAAAGTCCTCAATGTGACTTGTTGCGGCATCAATTAGCGCCAGAATGCGAATATCATCATCGTCTACAGGCACACCGGTCCATTGTTTAGCCTCTTCAACAGAAACAGCGCGTGTAGAGCTAGGCGTTACTATTGCTAGAGACATTCTTGGCCTTTTTTGGTTTAAGGGCAGCAGCTTCAGCTTGACCGCTGTCAATCATTCGCTGTGCATAATCGTCATCTAAATCAACGGTTTCACCTGGCGAATAAGAAAAGTCCGGCCCTGCAACACCTGTTAAAAGCTTTACTTTCATGAGATTTCCTCAACAAAAAGGGCGGTTTCCCGCCCCTTCTGAGTTTCTTACTAAGCCTGGATTAGGTGCTGGAATGCCTCAGCAAGCGTGACTTTTCCGTCTACTCGCATGAACATTCTAAAACCTACTTGACCATTAGCGGCATACAGCTCGTTAAGACGCTGCATAACCTTTCCTGAGCGGTCAGCAACGCGATAAAAAGACATATCGCCAAAGACAACAGACTTGTTTCCGGTTGTTGGTGCAGGCATACCATCAGAGATGGCTACAGGACGACCAAGAATGGTATCCGGTTCGCCAGCCTGCAAGCCGGGCTGCCATAGGTACTGGTTATCACCGTCTTTCAGCTTACGAATAAGCTTTGCTGAGTCATCTTTCATCAGCCACCAAGCTCGGGCGCGATAAGGGCGCTTAAGTGCGTGGTATAGATCGATTAGCTCATCGGAAGTGATGGCGGCAGCGCCTGCGGCAGAAACACCCAAGGTTGAACCCTGAACGATGCCGGTTGGTTTCCCGCTGCCGTCGCCATTAGCAAAAGCAGCCTCTTCAGCTTCACCAAATGCGCGGCCGAAGTTCTCAGCAAGGTAAGACTCCACATTGAAGAAAGCGTCTTGGAGTAATTCTTCAGAAACTTTCACAATGCGGCCCAACTTGTGAGCGCCGAGGACAACTTGACTGAAAGCAGGATCGCTTTCAGTGTAAGCGGCCTCTTCAGCCGTCCAGGTTGCAACACCGCGAGTTGCTTCGACCGGAATATTGCGATCTGAGCTGGTAGGCATCACATCAACAACGCCTCGAAGAACGTTAAATTCTTCTAAGGCAACGGTTAAGCGAGTTTCGTATTCTTGAGGGGTGATATAACCACCTTCAGAATCCGTTCCAATCTGCAAAGCATTAGCATATTGGTGATCAAGAGCAGCGCCGCCTTTGCGGACATACTGGTCGAATGCATTAGCGTACTCTTTGTTAGCGAATTTTCCTTTTGTAACGCTGTTTTCTTCAGCAATCTCAAGGTTTTTCACTTCCAGAAGTTCGTTTGCTTCAGCTTCGATTTCGTTTTGTCGCAGGATTCGGTCAGCACGGTTTTTTAATTCCGTCTGATCTTTATCCATTGCTTCAAATTTGGTTTGCTCTTCTTCGTTTAGATCGCGGCCTTCTTTCTCGGCAACGTCGACCAGCTCGCGCATGTCTTTTACTAAGACGCCACGCTTATTCAAAATATCATTAATTTCCATTGTGGAAACTCCTTATAGGAAATGCACGTCTCACGACGTTCATGCACAAAAAAACCAGCAATAAGCCAGTCGTTTAAGTGCCTTTTTCGGTCAATAGACCGCGATAAGCACTAGCCCGCGATACCCAATAGGGCGTTAACGGATCAAATTAGTTTTGCTTTTGCTTTTTGGAACTTCAGCTCACGATCCAAGCCATCCAAAACGCCCAAAGCTTTCTTGCAAGCGGGGATTTCGATAATGTCTTCACCGTTTACAGTAACATCGATAGTTTCATAGTTATCAAGGTCTTCAATCTTATCTACTTGTGGCTCTTCCTCATCAAAAACCAAATTTAGGTTTCTAGCCTTGTCGAGCGTATAGCCGTTTTTTAGATCGCTAAGATCAAAATGCGCGGCAATCTTTAAGCCTTTAACCTCTGAATGCGCTAAACCAGCCGCTATAGCTTCCTCAGCGTTGTACCAAGTTTCTGCATCCATCGCTGCGGACAACGCATCGTTGTTTAAATTTGAATGGTTGGCATAACTAGACAAGATTCCGTCCTTAAGCGAGTCAAGAATATCAGCCGTGTCGCGCATGTCTTTAGACGTACCCGCGACAACCGTGTAAGGGTTGTGAATCATCATCTGGGCATTCTCTGCCATGCGTATTTCATCACCAGCCATCGCAATGACAGAGGCAATAGATAACGCCATGCCATCTATATCAACAACAACGCGCGCAGGGTGTCGCTTTAAGGTGTTGTACATGGCGAACCCATCGAACACTGACCCGCCCGGGGAGTTTATCCGAAGGTGGATTTCGGAAACGTTACCAACAGAGGCCAGCTCAGTCGCAAAGTCTTTAGCAGAATAACCACCAAAGAAGCTTTCTCCGATTTCGTCGTATAAAAGTATCTCTGCACTATCGCCCATCGCTTTAATTTGCATTTAATGCCACCTTCAATAGGTCTTGGGTTAAATCCTCTGACCAGTCATGTGATAAAACCGTCTTAAGTTGCTTATCGCAGTAATTTTTGCTTTCAGATTCGCTTAACTGAAGCTCTTCAGAAACGGTTGAAATGTGATTCTTGTAGAACTCTCTAGCCCAATTTCGCAGCTCATCGCCTTTGTTTTTCTTCGCTGCTGTCGTTAAGGACTGTTTTTCCTTGCTGATTAAACGTCTATGAGCATTTCTAATTAAGTTTTCTTGTCTTACGGATGATTCGCGCTGTTCTGCGGTCATTAAATTTCCGGGGGAGTAAAAAACATCTAGCCCCTCCTCTCGCGGCAAGTTTTCTTTAACGCGAGCCTCGTTAGGCGTTAGCATGCTGTTCTGTATCTGTTTAACGTAAGCATCAAAGCGAGATTCGCTATCAGCACGCAATAACGCCTCAACAACAAAGTCTGCAAAGTGTGTTTGCCGCTCAGCCGGGGTCAGTAAGTCACGATAGATAGATTGCGTGTAACGCTTTAGCCAAACGTTTAACGTGTGCGTTAGAAAATAGATCCCTTGATGCTCAATGTTTGAGAATGTCGCATTATCAAGCTCGCCAATCATGTGCGGGGGGACTCGATACCAGCGAGTTATATCGATAACTTGATATTTTCTGTTTTCAAGAAACTGTGCATCGACGTTATTCAGGCCGATATTCTTAAACTTTAAACCTTCCTCTAACAGCATCGGCTTACCAGCGTTCATTGTGCCGACATGATTCTCGTTGAAATGTTGCTTGACCCTTTCGTAGGCCTGATCGCTTAGAGCGTCGGGTATTTCCACCACAGACGGCACTACAGCGCCGTTCGCTAGCATTCTTGAGCCATGCTCATCAGATGCCAACGCCATCCCTATAGACTCTCTAGCCAGCCCTATAGGTGTTAGTCCTGTGATTCCATCAATAGATAGTCCAGGGATTCGCCACACTTGTTCCGCTCTTAACACTTCCTCGGTGCCACTTAATGTCGTGTGAAAGTAGTAAAGCTTCCCCCTAGAGTCTCGGTCAACTTTAACGCGACCGGTCAAAGGGATTAGTTCGCCTACTTTCCCCACCCCTGTGCGATTTATTTGGGTGTAAGAAGTGCCGCGGAATAGTATTTTTGAAATATTGAAGTCATGCAGGTCAAATGCGGACATTTCACTGTTGGGCATGTCGTGCAACAGCGTTTGCAGAGGGTGCTTGCTATCAACCGCGCTATCACCATTATTTTCCTTTCGGTAAATATTCAACGGCAACTGCGCGACAGACTCAGCTATCACTCGCGTGCACGCATAAACAGCTGAGACTTTTAGTGCGGTTTCTTCTGTTACAACTTGTCCGCTATTACTTTTCCTCACCAAAGCATCGGATAACCATGGCTCAGGAGCGGCTAGTGATGAATTATTGAAAAACTTTTGCATCCACTGGAACATATTATAGAGTTCTCATCCCGATTGTTTCCAGTGTGCTAACCCGTGCCTCTTCCTGTAACGCATGAGCCTGCACGCCCATAGATAACGCCACCATGCCATCAATACGGCCTGTGCTTTTTGATTTCTCAAACTTCCTATTTTCTGCCGGGTCTTTTGCTATCGCGGCGTTAGAAGCACACATAGTTGTCACTGGGTTAGCTTGAATTCGTATCGTGTTGTTTAAAACGTGGCTTTCTAACGTATCAATAGCGGGGGCCATGTCTTTGAATCCTTGACCAAACTGCACCATTTCTATTCCGTAGCCTCGGTCTGTATCTTTTCTGTCGAAATATTCGACGCCAAAATCGTCAAAAGCTTTTTTAAGGTGGTCAATTTTCCAACGGTCATAAGCCATAGACTCAACTGTGATGTTGTAATCGTCTTGCAATTCGATAAAAAACTTAGCAACAACATCGTAATCAATAGCCTTACCAGGAATGGCGTTAATAAAACCATCTTTCGCCCATTGCTCATAAGGGGCCATGTCAGTTCTTGCGCGCTCTTTTATGGTGTCCTCAGGCGTCCAGTAGATGAGTATTACGTCAACACCGTGCTCACCCTCGAATATTAGCGCCAGGGCGGTTAAATCGCGCTTTGAGGACAAATCTAGGGCCGCTATACAGCTTTTCCCTTCGTAGTCCCGCAAGTCCAAGTCGTTTAGCGTGGCGAGCCATATATCGCGAGAGAATAGTGGGTTAACACCCTCGACCCATTCGCAGAAGTTCAAGCGCCTTACTAGCGCCTCTTTTGATGGCATACCCTTAGCTTCGCGCACTTGTTCGCGCAAATACTTGCGGCCAGGGGTAACATCTAATGTTGGGTTAGCTTTTAGCCAACAATCTTCCGACTCAAACGGATCGTCTTTCTCATCTAGCGCGCAAACGTAAGAAAAAAAACCGTCATCCTCTAGCGTGCCGTCGCAAACTTTCGCGCCATACTCATGATATTGCCAGCAAGGCGTTCGTCTATCGCTACCTGAGTTTGTGATCATCAGGATTAGTGCTTGTCTGCGTTGCTTTGTACCGGCCCGCAGCATTTCAACCATCGTGTTCGATGGGTGCTCGTGTACTTCGTCGAGTATTCCTACGTGCGGACGTGGGCCAGATTGTCCTTTTCCCCGCTCCTCTGATGAGATGGGGCGAAAAAATGAACCTTGCGCGGGATAGGAAATATTATTCGGGTCGCTGCCCCCGCCAATATTTAGCCTTTCTTGCAGCATCGGCGACATTTCCACCATAGATACTGCATCGCGAAATAAAACTTTCGCTTGATCTTTCTTAACCGCAGCGGCGTAAATTTCGGCGCGTGGTTCGTTGTCGCTGGTTAGGGCATATAAGCCCATACCGGCAACTAAGGGCGACTTTCCTGAGCCTTTTCCTGTTTCTATGTAGGCAATGCGAAAACGTCGATAACCATCTTCACCGATCCAACCAAAAACAGAACCAACAACAAAAGCTTGCCAAGGCTGCAATATAAACGGGACGCCTTCAAACTCGCCTCCATTTAGGTTTAGCGCGGTTTCGAAGTATTCGAACGCCCTATTGGCGATATCTACATCGAAATGAATATCTTTGCGCTTCAAGTCTTTTATGTGGCGCTTGCAGGCATCACGAACATGTGGCCCTGCAATGATTTTTCCTGAGACTACATTTTTTGCGTAGTCGGTCGTTCTGTCAGCTGTCAAACAAGTGACTTCCTGGCGACTTTTTATCACCATCATATTTAAACTTGCCGCGCGAAATCGGCGTCATGCCTAAGTCGCTGGCTAATTTAATCACCACGTTCATTTTTGAGGCTGAAAACTCTGTGGGGTCAGCTTCAAACTCAGAAATCAGCATGCAGTACATGCAAAGCATTTCGCTTTCAGCATTTGTAAGCCAAGGGAGAATTTTTACCTTACCATCCCAGATTTCATTTGCTCGCTTTCCTGTAAGCGCAGTAGGGCGCTGTATAGGAGCGTTAACAATAGCGGTACTCTCTTCGTTCTCTTTCCTTTTGTCGTGTCTGGCGGGCTCGTAGGTGCCTTGAATGCTGTGTACTGCTGCTGTTTTAGTCATTTGATCATTTTGCGTGTAAAAATACGTGAC